AGTTCTTTTGTAACTTCTGCGTCCATTTTGTCTAGTTTGCCCATCACAGCTTCGTGATTGATTCTATGATGTTCTGCACTTTCGTCTTTCATTTCGCTGATCCTACGATGTAATAGCTCAGCGCTTTGTTCTGATACACGCTTACGTTCTTCAATATCATCAGCCACACGTTTGAGTGAGTTTTGATGAACGGCAAGCATTTCAGAAACGTTACTGCTAGCGTCTGCAATCTTATCGATTGCGGTATCTAATCTGTTTATTGTTGCATGAATATTAGATACGTCTCGCTTCAAAATTTCAACATCAGTTTTAACTGCCTGTATATCGCTTGATCTTCTGTCTGCGTCAGGGTATCCAGCCATCTTTAATTATCCTTTAAAACATCACCAAAACGCTTGAGTGGTTTGCGCTTTTTGTGTTTTTTCATTTGAGAGGTTGTTAGTCCGGGTTCACCATCAGGTCCGACTCCAACACCAGCAACGTTACCAGAGCCAACGCTGTTTGCGGGAGCTTCTTCATCAAACGCATTCTCAAACAATGAATCTAGGTCAAAATGACTTTCAACAATACTCATATAATCGTTAAGTTTATCTTGCATCTGTTCTTCTGTCAAGGTATTAGCTTGAGACTCAATCTCAGCATTCTCCTTGATCAACCATAGTGCGGCTGCATAAGATGCAATACGTGTTTTACCACCAGGTACCTTTTCTAGAAGTTTTTTGAGCTTGCTAACCATAAGGTCAAAGTGACCAAAAGCTTGTCGCTCTTTGACTTTAGTAAAGTCTTTCTTCTTCTTAAGCAGATTACCATTTTCGTCAATGATACCTAGCTTGTATGCTTCCCACTCGTTAAAGGGTGTGGCTAATCGCTTAATAAATTGGTATACTAAAAATAGATCGACAATCATATCTGCCTAAGTTCCTTGACTATGTATTCATCTAGTGGTATGTCAGAGCTTTTGAGTCTTATGTCTTCATACTCAATTATCTCTGGCATGTAACTCAAAAACACCACAAACGGTTTCAAATGTTTATGATATCTCTTTAGCTTAAAGAACAGCATATGCGTAGTAGCTGGTCCAAAGCAATTATATAATATAGTTAGATGATTGAGAATAAGACGTACTTTTAGATCGCCATCATGTTCATAGCGTCTGAATAGTCTTTTTAAATGCTGAAATCGCTTTAAGTCATTGTGAAATTCATCAGCGGTTACTGCAATTCTCATATCATAGTTCTTTGCCGCATATAACAAAAAACTATTATCATCTAATTTCATCTAAAACACCGTGTAGTTACTAAAATATCTGCAAGAGTCGCCCCTTGCAGATATTTATAAGACGTTATTAGCTATCTGCTACAGTAGCGTCTTCTACAGCAGTGTTACCAGTTACACCATCATCGCCTGCTTCAACAGCAGAACGGCGCATTGCAACTAGTGGTTCTACACGTTTACGACCAGTGCCATATTCTTCGTACTTAACCCAGCCAGCAGTCTTTAGACCTTTAGCACGGTTAGCAGCAACAGCAGCTTCGTCACTGTCAACGAATACAGTTTGTGCTTTTTCAGCATCGGTAAGATACTTAGGTGCATCAGCCAAAGTATCAGTATCACCCCATAGAGCCATAATAGTTCTCCTTATTTGATTTGCTTAATGAGTTCTGAAATCATAGTATCTTTTTTCTTACGTCTATCAAGCTTTATACCATGCTTTGACTTAGCGTAAATATCAATTTCTAATTTAGTCATTTCAGTGAAGTCTGGTAGTTCAACAACGACCATTTCTTCAACAACTTTTTCTTCAACAACTGGCTGAGGTTCAACGACCTCAGCTACAGTTTCTTCTTTTTTACGTTTGAATAAATTTTTAAACCAAGTGTATGGACACATAACTTTCACCTTAAGAAACGTATGAATTCAATTCGTAAGTATTTCTGTCAGTATCACGGTTGTAGACTTGAATAGCTAAACCCTTGCGAACAGGCTTGCCGTTCTTAGTTAGCTTGATGTTATGGCGAACAGTCTTGCCACGTCCTGGCTTACCTGGGCCAGTTGTAACTTGATTGTGCCAATCATCTTCGTCTACTTCGTAACCTTGCTTCTCAGCGTCTTTACGTGCTTTCTGTACAGCCGCAGAGTAAGTGTCGAAGTATAGATCAGCGGCAGCATTCTTACGTGCTTCGCTCATATCGTCTTCGTAGTCGCCACTTAGAACGGCGTGCATATCTTTACATTTCTCATGTAGACCGCTTAGTTTATTTTGCATCCACTCAGGGAAATCTTCACCCTTTTCTAGATACTCCATAACTTCTTTGCCAACATACTGAATGAACTTAGCTTGATCCATAGCCATAGAAGCTTCATCTGGTGATGCAGGCTCATCAGCTTGCTCATAACGCATCTTCTCTTCGTTACTACCATACTTCTTTACAAACTTAGCACGTGCATCGTTGTGACCTTTAGACCAAGCAGTATGTTCAGGTGAACCTTTCTTGTTAGGGTTCGTTTCATACTTCTTCTTGTCACGCCATGCTTTTTTACCTGCTTCGTATGCTTTCGCTTCTTCAGGTGTCTTGTATGCTTCTTCTAGTTCAACTTCTTCGTATGCTTTACGATAAGCATCTTGCTTACCAGCGTCTTTCTTAGCTTTACCTTTAGCAGTAGCGACCGCTTGACGAGGCTTGTCACCAAGGCGCATCAGCGATCTAGCAGTCTTTTTTTCAGCGTCACTCATCTTTTCGTCAAGCTTCTCTTCTTTAGCTAGTGCTTTTGAGATAGCTTTGCGGCGCATGTGTAGATATTTGTCCTGATCGTCAACTTCACCATCATTGTCGATATCTTTATCTTTGCGATCATCGAACTTTTTCTTAACTGCTTTCTTATTCACAGGATCAAGTTCTTTTTCTTCTTTCATTTTCTTTTTACCACATGAAGACTCATCCATTTCTTCTTCATCTTCATCTTCACACTCGCAAGGATCGCATTCACACTTAGGGCAAACTTCTTCTTTCATTTTCTTTTTGTCATAAGACTCTTGTACTTCTTGTTGAACTGGCTCAGCTTCTACTTCTTGTTGAACTGGCTCAGCTTCACGTTGTACGCCTTCTAACTTATCAATAGTTGCAGAAATACCTTTCAGCATACTATCTGACAATGGTTGCACATCTTTCTTAAACATTAGTTTCTCCTAATTTAAGTAACTTATCTTATATTTATCTAATCGTCTACTTCTGCGCCTTTGCGCCACTGATAGCATGACCAGTACTTAGCTTTCCATTTTGGACCAGGATTATCGCAACCATGTCTAGCTCGAAACGCTTTTCTACGTTCTGGATCATCACGCTTGATTTCCATATTAGGATCACCAAATGTAACTTTTACGACATTACCCTTGTCGTTTTTGACATATACACCAAACTTTTTCTTAGAGCCTGATGGTAGTCTGAATGGATCGTTAAGATTTACTTTACGCCCTTGATACTCAGATTCTTCTACAATTAGATCGTCATATAGTGAACAGTCTTCGCAGATTTCATCTATCTGTTCTGTAACGTACTGCTTAAAGTTCTTCATGTGATTATGCTCTTAACTCAAAGTGAGGCGCATCAATGAAAGGTCTACGTCCTTGTGATCTACGTAGATCAACGTACTCATTCATTGCTTCTTCCATATTGCCATTCCAAGTGCGAATGTCATCAATCTGCCATGCAGCACCCCAACGAATCTTAACGTCCAGTTCAATGGCAGCTTGCTTCATAGCATCTGCAATGTTATCATATAGATTTAACTCCCAAGAGCCTCGTGGCCCAATGTAGGCCATTAGATCAACTGCATGACCGTAACCATCTTCTTGAGGCAGATGCTTAGACTTCATTGTTTGACTAGCGCCTTTAGCAACTAGCTCTTTTTGCTCTTCAATAGTGCGAACACCTTGAATTACACCGAAGTCAATCTCAGTGATTTCAATGGCACGTTTTACTACAGCGACTAGATCAGGGTGGACGCCATCAAGGCGTCCTAGTGATCTATTTGACAATTTGAAACTCATAATCTTACCCTTTCTTAGTATTCGATTGTTTTGTTAGAAGTCTTGAAGTTCTTCTTACGCATAATCGTTTTGTTAACTATCTCAAATTCTTCTTTGCTGCGGTTGAATTTGATAACAACAGGCAAGTTAAGGTCTGACTGGATATCTTTCAATACAGCTTCACTATCTGCATTAGCCTTAATGTCTTTCGCTTTGTTCTTAGCAATTTTCTTAAATAGCTTTTGCAACTCAGCAATAGTGATAGCAGGATTGTTACGCTCATCATTCATACGATCTGCAAAGTGGCGAGTGAATTCAACATCAACACCAAACTTGTCTAGTAGACGATCAGCGAATCTTTCAAGGTCTTTGATTTGCTTTTGAGTTACTTCTTCAAACATAGCTTCAAAAGACTCGTTGACGTTCTCCATAGGAGTGTCTTTCTTGTACTTCTTAACTAGCTTGTCAGT